CTTACCATGCCTGAAGCGCCACCTTTACCTGGATCGAGCTCAACACGTTCACCGCGCCAGACACTCTCTACCGGCCCTAGTAAGTGGCTAAATGCACAGTACGACACCGTATCTCCCGCGAATATCGTACGCGTTTTCCCTTGTTCTAGTTTAAGACTACCTGAATAGTAGCACGTACCAGACCAATCGCGTATTATATTCGCTTGTTTTTCCTCTACGTATGTACGCCTGTACATCCTGCTAAAGACGTTGTGGGGCACTGACGTCCATGGTTCTTCACGCTCGACTATCTTACTGTGTGAGCCATTGACGCACCATTTCCATCGCGCTGTCCAGAAGTCATCGATATCCGGGAATTCGACCTCACGCGGACATTCCATATCTAAGATTGCTCGAATTGCTTCGCGCAACCTACGCGCCTCTGGTCTGACGACACTCTTGCTCACCTGTTCCTTGTCAACACGGTAAGCTGCATCCTCAGCCAGGTCCTTCGTTTGTGTCGCTCGGCCCTGCAGTGTCTGCCCTTCGGTAAACACTGCGCCTTCACGACAACCGTTCGCTCCTATCGCTTTCAAGGCGTTCGACAAGCACTTTGCCTCGTTAGGGCTGGACACTACCAAGCATGCATATAGCATGGGATCTTGGCAGGACCCACATAACCCCAATCCGTACAGCAGTGCTGCTGCAGCCTGATCGTTCGCACAACCGCGCAGTAGCCCACTCACCTCCCAGAACCTCCTGAATAGGTCGGGACGCGCTCGGGCTATATCACGTGCAACTTCCTCGAAGAACACGTTAACGCGGTTTGTTGCCCCCGGGTGTGATTTGGGTGGGAACAACTTGTAGTGGCTCTCTTGTAGTAAGTGTCCTGCGTTCTCGCAGATTGGTTTACCACACGCTTCGTTGATGCTACCGGTCTCCCGAGCTACCAACATTTCGTCCGTTAACAGAGCCATGTCAACGAGACGCTGAATATCCACTGCACTGAGGCGGACTTGAATTGGGTAAGTGCAAGCAAGTAAAGATATAGCGACACTGCTGATATTGTTATTCATTTTTTTGTATGTTTCATCTTTTCTCATTTTTTTGTTGTTTTCTGTCATTTTTCCATATTTTTTTGTGTTTTTCATTTTATCCATTAGTAACCATTGATCCTCAATTGAAAGAATACTGAAGCGGTGATCCTGGGCTATGCGCGGCAACCACTCGATAAGCCGACCACCTAGCCTACCGAATTCATCCGCGCGCGTGAAACTCATTGGGTCTCCGGCGCGGATGACACCTGTTCCGTGCCTCCGCCGCCGGGTACTTGTGGGACTCTACGCTGTTGCTCCTGTGCCCTCTGCGGTCCCTGCAGGGATACGTTGACAATACTACGCACAACGGGTGGCCCACGCGCTGTCGCCGTCGACTGTTCCGCCTGCTGCTCATCACTAGCGCTCACCATGCTCTGTCCCACTTGTGTAGCGTTAGGTGTCCCCACTTCGTGAACACTACTTGCACCAACCCCACGTGCCGGTTGTTGCGCAACCACGCTCGCCGCCAACACAGGATCGTGTCTAGTTACGCTCAGCGTATACTCGTCGACGATCCCCGTAACTGACTGTGGCATGAATTTGCATGCCATGTCGTAGCCAAAAGCGCGTCTAGCCAAGCGTAACGCGTCACTCGCAGCCGTGCGCAATTTCGACACACTCCTTGTCTGCACCTGCAAACTGTGGGTACCTTGCGTACTTGGACGAGTCACGCGCACTTTCACACTACCGTGCAACAATTCCGTGCTCGTGAACATATGTTGCGGTACTGCTGTGAACATATTGTCATTGCTGTACACAAACGACCTGAACAGTGCGCGCACATGCCCTTTGACATATATCGCCTCTGCAGGATGTGGCAACATAGAGTGCCCGCGTCCCCACATGTATGTTGCCGCATCCTGCCCATTGCGTATTCTGTTGGCCACCGGTGCACCTGCGCCCACAAGGAAGAAGCCATTATGGTCGGCTTGACGCACAATCATGTTCGCCAACCCATCTTGATGATGCAAGTTCAGGTGTAAGAGCGCACCGACCGTACGAGCACTACGCCACTCAAAACCGACACCACAACACCCGTTGTCCTCCCCGACTAAACGCGCTTGTGGTAGTAGCGCTATCTCGCTCTCGCTACCCGGTTCGACATAGTGGCCGTAACCCGCCGCTACAGCCGGATATTCGCTCGCTGGCAGGCGGCTCAGCCCCGTCGGTTCGATCCAAAACCACGGTGCGACCGCAGGGTGCGCGAGGTGTCTGTCGTAGGTGAAGCTGCTCCACGTGAACGCTGCCTGTAAATGCAACTCCGCCACGTGGCTGTTCCCACCTATGCCCATAATATGCATCAACGCCTTGATGTATAATGGTGTGAACTTGCCACTCTCTTCGACTATCTGGTTCGCCATATTCAAAGCGACCGCAACACGCTCACCCTCTGGACGGGTAGCTAGGTCCACACTCGCAGGGCCCGCGTCGACACGCTCCGCCGTGATGTCAACTATGACTGTTGGGTACTTGCGCCCGGCATAGTCGATCAATGGGTCACAATCGCCCACTGCCGCGGCCGTTGCCAACGCGATACTGTCGATCAGCGCTACGAACGATTGTGCACCGAAGCTCATGGCACGAGGGAGGCCAACGTAATCGTTCTTCGCGGCATTCACTCCCCCGAAAGGTATCTGAAAGCGCCCCGCACGCAAAACCGTGCGCATATGCGCCCCTTCATCCGAATGCCCCGCGACAGACAGACCCTTGTGCACACCTCGCGTCAACGCATACGCGAACACGTCGCCCGCACCTGCCTGCTCGTAGTTCGAACCTAGAACACGCAGAGCGTGATAGCAACCCTCCGCCAGCATGTACCCGTTGACCTCCGGCACAATAACGCTCCCATTATTGTCGAGGTTCAACATATCGGTGACGACAGTCCCGCCTTCCCCGTTAACCGCTGCCAGCAACGCGGCAAACGCATTCGGGCTCAGCATGCCGTCCGTACAACGAGGGATCCACACGTGGCCTGTCGCTGGTACGACCGGTGCCACAGATCCGCCCGCTGCGATGATCTGAACGTGTCCACCACCACGTATCATGGGGCA